GTTTCCAACTGTAAGAGTGATTCCGAAATAACTGTGGTAGAAGAATCTACTACTACCAATGAAATTACCATTGACATATAGATTAGTTAACCCATTAACAACTGTCCAAGTCACATTGACCCATTTACCTTTCATAGAAGGAATATAACCGATGGACATTCTCTCATTGGAGTTATTACAACGAGAGAGATACAGAAAGTTGTTGTGTTGCCAAAGGATTGGATTGCCATCATATCTACGATTCCTATTAAGTTCCATAAGAGCATTGCCCTCTCTGAAACTCATAATCTTAAACCAAAAAGAGATTGAATAGTTCTGAGAGATATTGAAGGGGATATTGTTCGCCTCCATATACCCATTATTAGAATAGAAAGATTCATTTGGTCTACCGAATCTATCGGCACCAAATGTTGCGTTAACCCATCTTCCATCGTTGCGATAGACAGTTGAATCAACAAGGTTAGCGCGGAATAAGAACTTGGCAATAATACCTGAATCCAATGTGTTTGGGATGACACTTGTCTGAAATTTCAAGTAATCTGATTGAACAGATGGAACCTCCTTCGAACAAGAAAGAAGACTCAATGAGAAAAGAATAATGAAAAGTTGTTTCATAAAACTATTGTTCAGTATCGCTGTCCCCCGTTTGAGTTACACGAAGTTAAAGAGATTCAATGATTCTATCATAATATTCTTCCCAAAAATCTGAAAAAATTTCGAATGAGCGTTCAGGAAATTCCTGAATGGATTCAGATGGAGTAAAATCACAATCTGTGTGATAAGAAGGGTCATCAAATTGAATAATAACTTCACAGAGATTATAGATTTGATTACTCGAAAGATTTCTATTTAAAACATCATTTCGTAATTTTGAACAAACCATTCCAAAAAGAACATGTTGTCCATCAGTTAAAGATAACATTGGGTGATTCATAGTTTATAATTTTTACAAAATTAGGATAAAAGTGTATTACATCCCCAAGAATATGAAGATACCAACCAACCATATTCATCACTCAACCAATCAGAGAGGTCTTCATCAAAGTCAAAATCATTATCAAAATTACTCCAAGACAAAGACAATTCTTGAGGTAAATCATCTATTTCCTCACCATCAGTGTCCCATTCAATATTACGAACTTGTATTGTGAAAACTTGTCCACTGATTTTTCCAACTTCTGTCTCTAAAATTTCTTGTTTAGTCATAGTAACATTTGTTCAGTATCGCTGTCCCCCGTTTTTACAAAGTTAAGGATTTGTTTTTGATTCCAAAAAATCTTTGTACAGATTATTTTGAAATTTCATTTGCACATATCCATTCTTGTAATTCGACACTTCTTGGTTCACCCTGAAACCAAATTTTCTGAAGAATTTGGTTTGAGAGCTTATGGTTGATTGTCTATAATTGGAACCACCACCTACCGCTCCTGTGCATTCCAACATTATATGGAGAGTAGTTAAATCCAAACCAGCAGACACAAGTAGTGAAAAAAACATTTTCATAAGTTTTGTACCATCACCCCTACCTTCTTGGTCAACTATAATTCTTGTTAACTCCAAACCATTTTTGTAAGGAGCAATATTGAAGTGACCAATTGGTGTTTCAATACAAATTCTATTATGTTCTCTTCGTACAGAATTTTTGCCAGTCCAAACTGTTGAGTTGATAAAACGCTCTGATACTTCTATAGCATCACTATCTTCAAATAAATCATAAGTTGATGAACGAAAAAGTTTGTAAGGTTCATTATCAACATGAAATTCATGTTTACCGATATTGAATACAACTTTATTACCAATATTATCAGTTCCCTTCACTTTCCCCAATAAAGCTTTGGGATTTTGCAAATAGTCTTTCAATGCATCTTCGTAGGTACGAACTTTTAGTTCTTTGTTTTCGGTGGTAATCATGGTTTATAGTTTTTACAAAGATATATTAAGATTCTGATTCTACCAAATTATCTTTTTTGGTCTGAAAATATTTTTCATATACTTCATCTTGAATCATCAATTCGGTTGCTTGTTGTATGGAGATTCCAAGAACTTGAGATAGAAGAATGAAATCTACACCACTTTTGATGAGTTGACAGGCTCTCAGATATTTGATTTGATTTTCCATATATTGAATGTTCAGTATCGCTGTCCCCCGTTTGAGTTGTAAAGATATATTAGTTTTCTGATTTCCACAAAAATTTTTCCAAATTGGATTTAATTATTTGTTTATTGTGTTTCAATTCTTCGGCAGGGACCAACCAAGTTTTCAAGGTTTTATTATTATTAATTTTAAAAGTCATTATGAATAACTTTTTATCTCCTATAATATGTCCGTTATCAACAATAGAATAAACCTTGATTGTTTGTCCCTTCACCAAACGACGATTGTATTCGTTTGCAGACATTGGGACAAAATAACGGTTGATTGTATCAGTAATATTTGCTTTGAAAAGATAAGACATAGTTTATGTTGTTCAGTATCGCTGTCCCCCGTTTTGTTTATTTTGAAAAGTAGTCCCCATATTCGTATCCCGCACTTGCGGCAACACCCACGATTGAGTAATAAGTTTTGTCATCACCAACCCAATCAACAAATCGGATTTCCTTCTTCTTACAATCAACTTGGATTTTCGAGTCGTCATTGAGATACCAATAAGCACAACCATCCATTTCTGAATCGAGGATTTGACCTACAAAGAGTGATACCCTCGAAATAATCCATACATCCAACTGACACTTGTTTTTCATCGTTTTTGTTTTAGAACACGAAGATACAACAAATAAAATTAACAGCAAAAAAAAAGCAGTACCGAGAATTGGTACTGCTCTATAGAAGATTAGAATAGAGAGAGGAAAATAATGGGAGCAAGAATTAAACCTCTCTATTAACCATATATAATTTTAACTCACTTTTTCCAAAGTTAAATACTAAGGTGTTGGTTGAATATTGAAATATCCTGTATCGAATGCTCCACCCAAGTTATAATATGTTCCATCAAAAATAACTGAACCATTTTCTGTGTACGGGAGTTGTGTATTTCCACTGAAGAACAAACTCGTTCCACTAAATCTGGTTTGACCGAGAACATCATAGTATGTCCATCCTGTCATAACTATTTTATCATAGAGACCTGCTGTCCCATCATCAACCAAAACATATCCGGCCTCAGGTGATGCTGAAAGTGTCAGATTGAATGTTGAAGCGGTACTCACTAATGGGAAATTAGCTTGTTGAAACTCGACTGTATCGTTAGTTGTTGTTCCTGATTTAATCATCGGAGAACCATTAGCGGTTATATTACCAGTAATTCCACTGATAACACCACTAACACCATAGAAAAATACATTTTTCAGAACATATGGTGTTGAAGCACTACCAGAAGCTGTAGGAGTAGGAGTTGGTGTACCAGTATTTGTCGGAGTTTGTGTCGGTGTGACAGCAGCTGTTCCCGTAGGTGTTGCTGTATTTGTCGGAGTTGGAGAAGGAACAGGAAGTTCAGCCTCATCAACAGCAATTGCTATTGTATCTGAAGCCAAAAGAATCGGTCCTTTTAATTCCACAAGACCACTTGAATAATCACCAGCAGAAACCAATGAACCATTTACATATAGTTCAAGTTGAGCATTCCCTTGTTGAAGGAATAAGAGAATGGAGGCTTGATTAGAACCATTCCCATTAGCTATTGTTGTATTCGTACCTGAAACTGTATCACCTGAGAATAATGGAAAAGAACCACTACCAACAGTAAAACTACCATCTTGTGCGGTTAAAGTTCCAATCGAAGTGATTACAGCAACAGCAGAATTGTTTGTAATTGAAAAACTCATTTTAATTTATTTTATTTCTTTAAATTTTATTGCTTTAACATCAGGGAGATTTTCTTTTATCTTATCAATCTCATTTTGATTGTTGTCGATATGTTGTTGAATACCTAATTTCTTAATCATCTCCCACTTCAGTTTTCCTTCCGTAAAATGGACATCTTCTCTTGCGATACCTAACTCCTCAGCGACATTATAAACCTCCTCAGAGCCACTCTTATTGCGTCTGGTGATGATATGGAGAACATTACCTTCATTGATAAGTTTCTCAGCTAATCTCTTACCTCTATCGGTAGACAATGTATCATCAAAATCGATTGATATGTCTTGTCCAAATGTCATTACAGGTTCAACCAATAAGTCCTCAGAGAGAACGATTGCTTCACCAGGTCCAAGTGGTTTTGTTCCCACTCTTGTCGCACAATGAGCATAAGCTTCTTGATAGGTATAACCTTTAGCTTTTTCACGAGCGATACATTCTCCGAGAGCTGTTTTTTCAGGAACCTCAGCCATTTCCATCTTTGCCCAATACTTGTAATACTCATTGAAAGAAGTCATACAAAACCCAAGTCTTTCTTTAAGGTCTTTGAATTGAGATTTAATCTTACCATGTTTGGAACATCTCGTTAGATACATCCCTCTGTTTTCAGTTTTTCTTGGGGTCAATACGAATATTTCTTCTTGTGCCATTTTCTTATCTGATTTGTTTGAATATGATTTACATACCGCATATCTCTGAGAAATATCAGGATATTCATCCATTACTTCCTTCATACATCTTTGTATAAAGTTATCTTCAGATTCGTTTTTTCTTCTCGGAGTTGGCATATTAGATATTGGTTAATTTTTTCAATTCTTTATTTTCTGCGTGTAATTCGTCGATTTTTCTTTCCAAATCTTGTATCTTGAGGTTCAGACCTTCAATTTCAGTCTTTAAATCGTCGATTATTTCTTTATAAAGATTTACACTAATTTCCAAATTTCTCAATACTTGATTATCAGTTTCTGCTTGTTGTTTCCTTTTACCAACAAACCAACCAGCGAGTGCTGTCAATAGATTAGATACAATAAGTAAAGTCTCGTTACTCATAATTAAAAATTATTAACAACCTCCCCCTTGACATAAGTAAGGATAGGTTGGGTCGGCATAACTTCTCAGCCCATATTTGTATAACATATTCCATGGCGTTGTATCACCATTATAGTCATTGATATGAACTCCTGAGAAATATCTTTTTCCAAGATGTGGGAATAATCCCTGATTACTTGTTGTTGTAAATACTAAAGGATATAGATTGGAATTGAAGGTTAATTCTTCAATCAATCTTCTTTCAAAAAACTGACTTCTGTCGTCAGCTCTCTTCTGTTGATATTCCATCTCTTTGATGGTAACAGTATTCTCAGCACCCGTTACAATACCATTGTTCTTTATTCTCATAAAAATCGATGGTAAAGCTTCTGCGTATGCTGCCCATATCAACATGGGTTGAGCGAAATAATTCAAGAAATTCTGATTGTTAGAAGTCAATGTATTTCCTGATACTTCATATAATAATTCCTTATAGTAACGAGCTCCGATGATATATTCCAGTTTGGTCTGTTGTACCACACCTATAAACGGAAGTAATACCGAAGTCGACACATTGGGGTCAATATCAGTGAAGGATTTCAACTTTGTCTCAGAGACAAGGAGAATATTTTGAGGTACAATACCAGGACTTGCCATATTACTCAGTTATGTTTTCTTGTTTATCTACTCCAACTTCTTCTGTTTTATTCACATCAACCTCAGAAACTCTTATTGGTGCTTGGTCAGCGATTGTAACCATTTCGAATTGGTCAACTTCAAGAGTTATCTTTTGTCTGTCTCTTAACAACAATATTTTCTCAAATACAGTTTTAATTTCAGTTTGGATAGGTTTAACAACCAAGTTCTGAAAATGGTCTTGAGCTTCGAAATGGTCAGGAGTTCCGAGCTTACCTGGAGTTGTAATCCCCAACAACTCAGGAGAAGATATTTGATGTGATGTCAGAATTGCTTGTTGAACAGCACCTGCCATCTCAATCCACATTTTATCAGAACTATTGGACTGAATCTGTACCACATCGGGAGCTTGGTCTTTTGATTCTGAAAATGTAAGGAATAATTTGCCTGGTGAGTTCGAAGAAGAATATTTGGCAGTGATGTTGTTGAAGATTGCTTCCCTTTCCTCAGGTGGAGGAACACCATTGTTTAATGATACCCATAATGATGGTTGAAGATTATTACAGATATTGTTATACCACCAGTTATAAATTTCTATCTCTGTGCTTATCGCAGTAGCTCCCCCCCAATATGATGGAGTAGCATAAAAATTATTACCACAAGAATGAGTTGTGTAATAAAAAACTTGGGATGGTTCTTCATTATTTGGGTCGAAAGCACACAGCTTTCTCGGAATGAATCGCTTTGTATTAGCCCAATCAGCAGAATAATAGTAATGATGAACTCTATCATACATATCAGATTTTTCAGCTCTCAATTTCGATGTATCCATATAATACATTTCGAAACCTAAGTCTCTATCTTTTCTCCAAACAATGTTTATTGAAAATGCTCCATATAAAATAAAATCTAAAGCACACTTATTCCATAAATCATAAAGTGAATCTCCAAGAGAGTTCACCATAACCATTCTATTTTCTTGTCCTATTTCAACCTTCAAGTCTTCACCACGAACAGCATACCATTTGGATTGGATTGATGCTCTGTGAGTTGGAGAAGAATTATATAAACGAATAAGTTCCTGTGGGGCTAAGTTTTGAATCCCATAATAAACCCAAGGCGACCTTGTATTGATAACAAGATTTTCTTCGATGATTGGAACTCTCGCACTGACAAAATCAAAAACTTTTAATAGGTCAGTGTTATTTTTTAATTCTTCATTCATATCTATAAATATATTTTTTATCCCAATAATCAGGGGGTTATTTCATCGGGAGCGAATATAATATTCGAATTATCCTCATTATTAGAGATAAAGAAATCGAAGTTAGAATCAACAGTTGTTGCGGAAGAAATGATAAGTTGAGCTTCACCATTCTCGACAACATTCGTAGCGAGTGCTGGGTTCAGATTACCTGAACCTGCTGGTTGTTCCCATATCGCATA